CCATTGGCTATTTCTTCGTGTGTAAATTGGCCATAGGCTAGATTACAACAGTGGGCGTATACCTGCTCTGGGTCAGGATAATAAGGAGTTGCAATTTTAGATAGATCTGTAGTTGCTAGTGGTGTTGCAGCACAGCTTACTGTAGTAAATGCTGGAATTCCATAAGCTATAGATTCCATAGCGGCAATGCTATTAAATGCCACGGTGGCAAATATTCCTGTGTCTAATGCGTCATATATGCTATTTGCATTTCTATCAGATCTTGATCCTTTGTGTTTGACAATAATGGGCATATCTGTATATTTTTTGATTTCGGCCATTGTAGTATCTAACCACTCAGGCATATCATATCCAAAATAATGACAGGATTTAGGATTAGAAACTACTAATAAAATTTTGTCTCCATCTTTTTTCCATCCCGGCCAGCGTAATCTATTATCACCTTTAACTAATGCTTCCCATCTATCTGCCGGTCTCGATTCTACTAACGATTTTTGTAATTCATTTTTAACTATTCTATGATAAATCTTCTTGCCACTAGGATTTCCTGCACTGACAAAATTTCCAAAATAGCCGGTGTCCATATAATAAAAATCTATACCTCTGTTAATACAATCATGTATATATTTTCTTTTGATTATTCCTCTAAAAATAGGAGGTACGGGCTCTGGTATAGTTTTGCTAAAAGTGCCTTCCCATGAATAATCCTCATCCATTTAATATTATCTCCATAGCTTTACCTGTTTTTAATTCTGATGTATGAAATTGACCATATGCTAAATGACAACCCCATGCATATAATTTATCCATGTCTGGATAATAAGGATTTTCAATTTTAGTTAAATCTTGTGACGATACTGGACTTGCTGCGTTTGCAGGTGCAAGAGTGAATGCCGGAATCCCGTGAAATATTGCCTCAGTGGCTGCAACGCTATTGAATGTAACCAATGCGAATACGTCATCGTCTAGGGCCTCCTGTAGGGTATCTCTTGCTATTCTATCTATTCTTTTAGGTGCTCGTTCTCTAACTTCTATAGGTCGATCTGTATGTTTTTTAATAGTATCGATAGTATGTTGCAGCCATATATCTAAATCATATCCGTAAAATTTCATTGGTTTTTCATCGGGCTTGGCAATTAATATTTTTCTACCGTTCTTTTTCCAAGGTTGAAATGTTTTCTTAAAGCCGTTAAATCTGTCTCCGGGTCGGGAGATTATTTCACCATGTTGAAGGTCATTTTTAACAATACGATGCCAGTGTTTCCATCCGTTGGGATTTGAACTTGTTCGTTCGTTGCCAAAATATCCGGTATCCATATAGTAGAAAGTTCTTTTGTCTTCCCAACACTTTTGTATGATTTTTTTCTTTAGAATTCCTCGAAGGATAATGGGATCATTGGAATCTTCAAACTCAAATTCGTCTGTATCAACAATATCTTGGCCACACCCTTTGGCAAACATATTGATGTATTCATCTTCTTTGTTTCTGCTTAAAAATATCCAATTACTCATTTTGTAACCTTTATTGTAACCTGCATATACTTGCTTCTGATCAAAGAAATAAATTCTCTATTATTTTCGGTAATCCATTCTTTCAATGCACGATATTCTCCTTGTTCCCAAAATGTATATTTTCTTGGATATTTCCAATGATACATTTCATCAAACACAATAATTGTTCCAGGAACAATTTGAGAATTCAGCGATGATAACACCTGTTTAGTACTAGAATATAAATCTGCATCTAAATGTAAAAATTTTATTGGAGAAGGATTTTCTTTAATCCACGATGGTAACGTTTCATTAAACCAACCCTTTACCAATTTAACATTTTCGTTAACTGATGGCAGTTTATCAACTGAAAAGAATCCCTTAGGTGACACATCGATTGAATTCATATTCCAATCTTCTGGCAATCCTTCAAAGCTGTCGAATCCCCAAATGATATCTGAATTAAAATATAATGCGATTCTATTTATAGTGTTGGCCGTGTGTACTCCGAACTCTAATACCTGTCCGGCAATGTTAACATAGGACATCGCAGCATCTAAATGTACCTTTCTATTAGTATTTCCTTTGATACTATCGCAATAGACAACGGGTGTATTATGAAATACATTTATTGAATAATTGTGTTGATTGATCATAGATCACGCTGTAAACAGTAGTCTGTATAAATGCGCTCTCTGTGCCATTCATCTCCCATCGGAGTCGTAGCAAAATCGTGGAAACTTGGAGTACCAAGAGTATAATGTAATAGTTTGGCATCAGGATTGGCACCAAACTCGTCCGGTAACCAATTCCACACCTTAGGCAATTCACCAATTAGATCATCCGATAGCCAAGTAAATCTATGTACTTGAGCACCAGTAGAGTTTTGAATAAATTCAGGAGTAACTATTTGGTTAGCAGGATGGCCACAGTTCCATAAAATAACACTCGACCAATTTTTACGAGGGTAATTTTCATTTTTTGAACCAAGATATTTTTCAGTCATTTTAGTCTGATAATCATGCTTGACTACCATCACGGCTTTTGAATCATCACGAAGTGACCACAGCTTTTCTATGTCATCGCGAATCAGCATGTCACCGTCCATGAATATTGCCCACCCTTGATAATTCATTAGATGTGGAACTAGGAATCTAGAATATATAAAATGATTACTACCGTCGGTGTGCTGTTCTTTATAGTCTTTCATTATATTCAATGCCAATGGCGCTACAGAGATTGGTTGGCTTGAATGTCGAATAATACTATTTGTACATACATGGTATGCTACTGCTTCTCGGGGATCGTACCCGATAAAAATTGGAATCATTTTCTTTCTATATCCTCTTCGGTGCATTCGTCGCCGTATTGTATTTCAACGATTTGGCATGGTTCGTCGTAGGGATTGAATAATCGATGCCATTCTGTTCTGCTGACATGATATTCGCTATGAGTTTTTAATGGTGTATGAATAAGATAAGCGTCTGACTGTATAGCATGACCGTAATGTTCCACCATACATTGACCTTTAGCTACTAACCATATCTCAGTCCTGAGTTGATGTCTTTGTAAACTTAAAGATTGTCCGGGCTCTACCGTTAATTCTTTTACTTTACATCCGGGAACTTCATGCAGCACCCGATAGTAACCCCAAGGTCTTTCTGTCTTAGGAGCCTTCCATTCTTGTAAAATCCACGAACTAGAATTCTTTTTATCTTCACCCCCAACACCAAATACAAATTCTACATCGGGCTCGGACATTTCCGGAATGTTTTCTGCTGTGCGATCACCACCGTTGGCAAAAATAATATGATGATCAGGATACATCAACTTAACATTTCGGATAGCTTCGATAGCGTGATTTTCTGTATCGTTGAATAAAATACAATGATCTACATCTTTGAGATTTTGAATGATATTGATACGCTCAGAGCTTGGCATAAATTCTTGGCCTTTTTTCCTACGTAGCCAATCATCGGAGTTTACTCCTACTACCAGCTTATCGCCAAGTTTTTTAGCAGCATTTATATAAGATATATGCCCAGAATGTATGGGATCAAACCCACCGGTGACTAATACTATTGTTTTCATGCAGATATTTATCTGCACATATAATGATTAATTTAAAGAGTGGCGTCTTCCATACCCGCAGTTCTTAATTTAATAACATTGGATAATTGCCATTGTTTGACATCTAAGGCTTTGATAATGCCTAGCCATTTATTACGTAATAGAGCAAAATCATTGATAATTTTTTCGAAATCAACAACATCGGCTTCGCCTTCTACAAATTTCTCACAGTCTCTAGAACTTAATGCTCTTTGATAACTTTCAAGATATTTGCGGAAATGTTGACTTTTAAGTCTGCGAAGCTCGATGTTGAGATACTCTAATATTGCTTCGATTTCTTGAAGTTGATTGAATCTATTTTCCACGATACCAGGCATATTAGCAGCCGCTCTTTCAATATTACCTGAAATATTAGTATCATATTTGGCAGATTGTAATTCTACTTCATAATACGCCACGGCATTAGGTATAACACTAATATCTTTTGAAACTTTATCGTACCAGTTCATTATTACTCATCTTCGTAGCTATCTTCAATTTCTTCGCCATCGATTGAATATTCGATAGCTTCATCTAGATGTGGATCAACACCGATAAGTTCTTCAAGTACTGATTCTTTAATACCATGATCTAATAAAGTATTAACAAAATCTGAAGCTACATCTTGTCTGTGTTTTTCTGGAATGTGTTCAATTATCACATGCCAAAGATCGGCAATTAAATCGTCTTTCATTCTACGCTCTCCGTTTCAGGTTCAACTGTATTATTAGTTATCTCTGATTGAAGAATTTC